TTGCTTAGTAATTCAGCAATAGTTGCTTCTGTACCAGAACCGTCTGTACTCCAACGTGCATCACCAAATAAGATGCCGTCTTCTGTAGTTTGGTCTGACTTGTCAATTAAGTCCCACTGTGTAGTGCCGCCGTTATAGCGATAAATTGTTGGGTAATTTTCTAAGTCTGCTGTGCTAACCCAAATGTCTTGATCAACTGGGCTGCTTGGCTCGCTTGCAGCAGTAGTAATACTTGCTGAAGAATGTAGCGTATTGTATCCTACCCAAGTTGTACCATTGTGTACCATAATATCTACTTCGTCAACAACTGAGCTGTACCATAGTGTACCGTCTGCTGTAGTTGAAGTTGGAGCATCTGCTGATGCAGTAAATGTATCTAGTACTGACCAGTTACTTACGCCATCATTTGGTACAATACCAATAGCTGCTAGTGCGCCATCTGTGTCGGCTATTTCAATATCGCCGCCAAGTTTGTGTGAAATAGTAACTTTATTGTTTGCGTCTACTGAAGCAACAATATTTGCAAATCCTGCACTGTTAATTCCGTCTGCAATAGTGTCTGCATCTGAATCGTCACCTGCTGCTGCAATTCCAATAGTTCTTGTACTTACAGTAGCACTTCCTACAGTTGTTTCTGACAGATTAAAACTAACCGATCCTGCAGTGATTTGACTTGCTACTGTATTTGAAGTTACAGAACTTGCACCTGAAGCACTTCTTCTAAATACTTTAAATTCTGCAATCGGATCTGTTGATTCTGTCCAATTAGATTGAACATATAAGTCGCCGACTGCTAAGTTAATGCCGCCGCCTGTGGCATCTAATTTTGCTAATGCTGTTTCGTTATCAGCATAAATTGGTGCACTTACTAGATCCCATAGTTCGGTATCTGCGTTCCAAGTTTTAATTCTCCAACGTGCGCCGCCGTTTGGCTCAGTAGTTTTAACCCAAACAGAGCCTGTTGGACGAGTGTCGCTACCTGAAGTTTTAAACTGTGGTACACTAGTATGCGGTGCAATAGCTAGTTTTGGAACTGCATAGTCACCTAGTGCAATACCTAGTGTTGTGTGTAAATCGTTGTTACCTGCTTTTATTTCAATTGTAGCAACATTTGATGCAGAGCTATCATTAAATATAGCTAGTTGATCGTCAATGTTTGCTAAAGTTACACCTGCTGGAAGAACACTATTACCGTTTGAAACAATATCAGCTAATGTAGTTGCTGCTCCGCCAGTAGCAAGTGCTGTAATTGTATAGTCAGTTGTATCAACTTCGATAATAAATGAGTCTGTATCTAATAATCCACTTGTTACTGCTTCAGTACCTAATACGCTCGGTGTAGTACCTCCCCAATCACTTGAACCAACTTTAACCCAAGAGCCTAAGTAGTTTTTGTTATAAACAGAATATGAAGTAGTTTGTCCTGCAACGATAGCATAGTCGCCAATTGAACCTACTGATCCTTTTGGAGCTCCGTTTGAAAGTTGTGATGCATCAGTAATAATAATTGGTTCTTGTACTGAAAAACTTTGTCCGCCTGCTGTAGATGCTGCTTCGCCATTCCATTCAAAAATACCAAATGTTGTTGCTGCTGTATCTACCCAGTAAGCGCCATCGGATGGATCGCCTGCTGGTGCATCTGCTGTTGCTTGTAGTGCGCTTAAATCTACGTCTGCTCTAACAACCCATGCTCTGTTACTTACACCTAGTAGTGAGTAAGCAGCTTGTAAACCGTATTCGTTTAGTTCGCCTGCATGAATTGGATTGTTGTTGTTATCTGTGTAGAAAATCGGATCGCCGAATGTTTCAGTCAGATCGCGCTGTGAAGTGAGCAAGTAAGGTTTGCCTGCGTTTGCTGCGGTTGTCCCCGGAGCAATACCTGTGCCAGCGCCATTTGTTTTGTTTTCGGCGGTGGCTACGAAAATCATTGGAACTGTACCTGGTTCAGCTGGGGTGTAGAAACTTTCGTCTACTACGCTAACCTGTACGCCTGGTGATGTTAGTGCCATTATAAATCTCCTATAATAATGTTTGAGCGTTTGTTATAGTTATTTAGCAGAGTTTAAGTATTTCAATGCTGTAAACACCATAAAAAAGGGACCGAAAAGGTGAGCTAAATACAATATGAGACCATTATGCACATGCGGGCAGCGTCCGGCCGCTATAAATTACAAGAAAGGTAGTAAAACCTACTATCGTAAACTGTGTGAAACATGTTTACGTAATGGCGCAGGACACGGTATTCCTAAATGGAAGCAAAAAGGATACGAAAAGAAAAACACTTGCGAAAAGTGTGGATACACATCAAAGCACTCTGAGCAGTTTAATGTGTATCACATAGACGGTAATTTAGATAACTGTCGTCCGACTAATTTAAAAACAATTTGTGCTAATTGTCAAAGGATTCTTCAAAAGGACGGGGTGCGTTGGAAGCAAGGTGACCTAGTCCCCGATTTCTAAAGATAGTACGCATTAATGTTGCTACATTTCTTTCTAGTCTATTCAAATCGCCGTTGTTGTCAATAGTGTAATCGCACATCCATTGTTCAATACTCATCGAACTAGGATCTTCGGTAGGCAAGTGATCTGTGCGATCTATCCAAATTGCATAGTCAAAGATTTCTTCATTTTGCATAGCAAAAAACTCACGCTTGTTGCGCAATCCGCAATAGATATTATTTTCTGCAAACAAGTTACGTCCAAGACGTGCTAGATCATCACGACAATAGTCATGAATCATATTATACCATTCTGTGCGATGATTGTGTCGATCTGCATAACACTCTTCCTCATTCGCATAACCGTATTGGCGTTTTAATTCATCAAATATAAAAAGTTCACTACAAAACTTAGAACTTGACTGAAATTTATAACCGTATGCTTCTAACATTTCGCATACAGTATCTTTGCCATGGCGGCCGTGTCCAACAACTAATAGTTTGGGTAACATATAAATCTACTCCGATATCCGATAAATGTCTTTATATTATATGCTAATTTGTTATTGCTGTCAAGCTCTTTTTATCTTCTTAGCTTGTCGTTTTGCCCAGGCTGCTTCAAAGCTAAGTGTGCTATACTCAGCTCGTTCACAATTACCCCATAGTCTTTGTATATAAGAATCATATGTTTTTGAAATATCTTTTTCGTTCCATGACTCTGGAATAAGATGACCTTTGACCATCCAGTACAAACGATTTGCTTCTTTAAGTTGGAAGTATGTCATACTGTATTTACAGTATGTTTAAATTATAGCGTTAACATTAGCCAATAGTAAAGCCGTAGCCTACGCCGCCAGCCATCGCAGTTGATACTTCTGCTTCTAATTTTTCCATTTCAGCTTGTGCTTCGGATTTTAGTGCATCACCATTGAGCGCACTTCCGCCTTGCGGACCTGCAATAGTAGAAAACTTTGAACGTGCTTCACCTAGCATGTACTTACAACTTGCAAGTGTATAGTCTTTGATCCATTGCTTGGATAGATAATCAGTTAATAACTCACTGTCTGGACGATAGTTGTAACAATAAAGAAGTAAACTTTCTTCTGTTCTTGGACGCTGTAGTAGTGTTAATTTTCTAGTTGCAGTATTCCAATTAAATTCAATATAGCTACCAAACATTCTACCTACAAGTTCTTGGTGCTGCGCAAACAAGTCATATGTTGCTAAGCCGCCCATGTTTGAACTAGAAAGCAAATATGTATTTGTATATGCCATGTTAAATGGTTCAAATAGTGTTCCGCCATCGCCGCCGCCACTACGTGAGCCAATACTTCTGCGGAATAATTTACGAACTTCTACAACTTCTTCTGGTAATATATATTCGTTTTGATCTTCAACAGTAGGCATGAACAAATAGCTCTCTTCTACTGAGTTGTCCGAACGCTGTCTAAATTTACTAAATGCTTTAGTTAAAGCAGTTTCGTAGTGTATAGGATCAAGTTCAACATCGACCATGCCTCCGCCTAGAAATGCGTTTACATAATCGAATACTTCTTGTTTTTGTGTTTGCGATGCAGCCATTTAGTTTCTCCGTCATAGTATTTATCTTTCGATAAATATGTGTATGCCAAGATTAAGTTTATACAAACCAGAGCGCGGTGCAGATTACAAATTTCTAGATCGCCAAATTAATGAAATGTTCACTATAGGTGGAACTGATGTATTTGTTCACAAGTACATTGGTACTAATGACGGAACAACTGAAAAGGATCATACACAAATCCAAGATATGTTGTTCTTAGAAAACCGTGACAGAAAATACGATCCAGACGTTTATAAACTGCGTGGCATTTATAACGTTCAAGATATAGACTTTGATCTTAGTCAGTTTGGATTATTTTTAAGTAACGACACACTGTTTCTGACTGTACACATTACTACTTCAGTTGAAGCTATAGGTCGTAAATTAATGCCCGGTGACGTTATCGAATTACCGCACTTAAAAGACGAGTATGCGCTGAATGACTTTAGTGTTGCACTTAAAAGATTTTATGTTATTGAAGATATTAACCGTGCAGCAGAAGGATTTTCGCCTACTTGGTATCCGCACTTATATAGATTAAAACTAAAACAGATTGTTGACAGTCAAGAATTTAAAGATATACTTGACTTACCTGCAAGTGAAGATTATCCAGAAGACGGTACACTGCGTGATGTGCTTAGTACATTTGAAGCAGAAATGAATATTAATAATGCTGTGATCGATGAAGCAGAAGCAAACACTCCTAAGAGTGGTTATGATGTTGATGATAATTATTACACTCTCGCAGTTGACGAAAACACAGGTAGAAAAAAAGTTCAACAAGTTGCACAAGATGGTAGTACTATTACCGATAGTGCAACTCCTACAACACACGGATATAAAGGTTTATTAATAGGTGACGAATTTGCGCCAAATGGTAATAACTTTAGTAGTGGGATTAGCTTTCCTTTAGATAGCGTTGAAGGTGATTACTTTATGCGTACAGACTTTTTACCGCAGCGTATGTTTCGATATGACGGAAGACGTTGGTTAAAAGCACACGATGTTAAGAGAGCTCCAATGAATAACGATACCACACAAACACTCCGCGGATCGTTTATTAATGACGTTAATTCGTTTATTTACGATAGGCATATTGCACAAGATTTTGTACGTTTAGATGTTGACGATACTGTTATCAATACCGAAATTGAATATATGACTGCAAAATATGTACAATTAGAATACACAACAGATACCGGTGACGGAGCATTAAGACTAAATTATGTTGTTGCAGATAACACAGACATGATTACAAGTTATGTTTATACATCAACTATTGGTGATTTTAAGATTAACGAAACAGTTACTATTACTTCATTAGGTACTACTGATTGGAATAATGTAGCAAATACAACAGGTGTTACTTACTCAGTAGGTGATGAAATTATAATAATTAATAGAGGTTTTGGAAACGGTACTGTGTCAAGCAACCGTGTAAGAATTACTTTACCAAGTAGTGCTATTAAGAATGAAGGACTATACAGTCTAACATTACATAATGAAAGAACACAGCAGCGTCAAGCATTATCACAAGTATTAAAACCTAAGGCAGATAACTAATGGCTGAACATTTTTATGACGGACAAATAAGAAAGTATCTTGTGCAGATGATGCGCCTATTCAGTAACTTTAGTTACGAAACAGGTGACGGTACTAAAAAGCAAGTACCAGTTATTTACGGTGATTTAACTAGGCAAGTAGGATCTATTCTTAGAGATAATTCAGAAAACAAAATTCCTAGTGCGCCCCGCATGGCTGTTTACATTACAGGACTAGAGCTTGACAGAGATCGCACAAGCGATAGTAGTTTTATAAACAAACGTCATGTAAGAGAACGTGCTAAAGACATCAATGGCGATTATACAACGGAAGAAGGTCGTAAATATACTGTTGAACGTTTAATGCCTACACCGTATAAACTAACTCTAAATGTTGATATATGGAGCACAAATACAGATATGAAGCTTCAGATTATGGAGCAAATATTAATGCTGTTTAATCCTAGTTTAGATATTCAAACAACAGATAATTATTTAGACTGGACTAGTTTAACAACTGTAATGTTAGATAGTGTAAACTTTAGCAGTCGTTCAATTCCGGTAGGAGTTGATTCAGAAATTGATGTTGCACAAATGACTTTTAGTACGCCAATTTATATTAGTCCACCTGCGAAAGTCAAACGTCTTGGCGTTGTTACTAATATTGTTACAAGTATATTTGACGGTGACGGTTATTACGACTTTGAAAAAATGCTCGAAGGTACTAACTTGTTCAGTATTGGCGGCGCAACAGCTCCTTATGAAAAAGGTTCAGGACAAAATCAAGTAGTTGATACTGGGGCATTTACAAATGATGGTGATGGTATACTCGAACCAAGAAAACAAATTACTAGAACTGTAAAACCAATTGTTAAAAATCCTCTACAAGAACGTATACTAATACTCAACGGTGACATTCAGTTACTTGACAACGGATTGCCAAGTAATACAGAATGGAAAGATTACTTTGACGAAATACCTGGTACTTACAAAGCAGGATTAAGTATAATGTATTTTAGAAAGCCAGATATAAGCGGTTTAATTGCTGGAAGAATAACTATCAATAGTTTAGATCCTACTAAACTTGTAATTGAATGGGATAGAGATACCTTACCAAGCAATGATACAATAGAGGGCCCGGCTAGAAATGTCAATCAATATTCAAGTGTTGATTATATTGTTGACCCTTTACGCTATGATCCTAAATCAGATACATCAAAAGCAGGTGTGCGTTTATTAATTCTTGGTGCTATTGGTAATACTAATAATGGTGACGGTGCTGATGCATGGAAAAATACAGATGGTTCGGATTTTGTTGCAGACGCAAACGATATAATTGAATATGACGGTGCTGATTGGCATATTGTGTTTGACTCAAGTACAGATTACTTGCCATTCAACGACGAAATAATCGATACATTATATACAACAAATCTTAATACAGGAGTACAGTACTACTGGGACGGCGATCAATGGCTACTAAGTGTAGACGGTGAATATGCCAAAGGTGACTGGGTAATTGAGCTAGACGGCTAATTACTAGTATGAACAAGATAGTTTGCAGTGGTGCTCTCTTTTACGCACTTAATACAAAACGCTTTTTATTTTTACACAGAGCCGGCGGCAAAACCGCAGGCACTTGGGGACTTGTAGGCGGCGGTAACGAAGAAGGTGAAACACCCTTTGAAGGACTTACTCGAGAAATACAAGAAGAAGTAGGCAATTTGCCTAAGTTTATAAAAACAATACCTTTAGAAACCTTTGTTTCAAACGATGAAAAGTTTAATTTTCACACATACCTTGTTGTAATAAAAGAAGAATTTTTACCAACCCTAAATCACGAACACAATGGCTATGCTTGGACTACGTTTGGCAACTGGCCTAAGACACTGCACCAAGGTTTACGTAATACCTTACAAAACAAAACTAATCTTTCTAAATTAGAAACTGTATTTCAAGTAATAGACTTACTTGACAAATAGCCCAAAAGAAAGTATAATAGTGTTATGAAAGTATTAATTATTGGTGACATAATCATCGACAGGTATATCTACGGAACAAGCACTCGGATAAGTCCTGAAGCGCCTGTGCCTGTTGTAACATATCAGCATGAAGTTGAAAAACTAGGCGGTGCAGGACTGGTATATGAAAACTTAAAAAGTTTAGGTGTTGATGTTACATTGTTTGACGCCGATCAGCCGCATAGTGTTAAAACACGAGTTATATGTGACGG